GCAGAGCGTCGATGACTTCGCTGGCCGTCTCGCCCTCGGTATCGACCCGCACCATGGCGGATTGGGCGGCAAAGAACAGCGCCGTCCCGAATGGACGGACCTTGAGCCGCACACCGGGCAGCAGATCGAGCCAATAGGGCTCGGCTTTGAGACCAAGGCGGATCATGGCGTGGCTCCATAGGCGGCGACATCATTCTTGAGGATGGCAGTCAGCATGCGTCCAAGCGTTGGATCCTTGGCGCCGCGAAACTCGAAGGTGACCTGGATGCCGGACGGGCCTTCGATCGGCACGGAGGGGCGAGACAGCACCGCCTCGTGAACGGTAAAAACCAGGCTCGTATTGGCGTCGCGCACATAGCCGAAATCGAGTTCCATCGGCGTGCCTGCTGTCGCGGCTTCGATCAGTGTCGCCCCGTCAACGCGGACGACGATGTTGCCGGTACAGGCGGCAACGGTCGGCTCAGCACTATCGATCAGCCCATCGGAGCGGATCGTCTCGATGCGATCGAGGCCATTGCGATAGACGATCTCGGCGGAGACGACGCGCCCCATGGCAGCGCCATTGCGTCGGATCGTTCCCTGGAAGGAGCCGAAGCGCAGCGCGTTGTAGCTCACAGGGGTCAGATCGCGGTCGACATTGTCCGTGCTCTCGCCCTGCGCGATGAGGGAGAGGGTGGCGCTGGTCAGGCCGTCGCGGCGGAGCGGCAGCGTGAAGCTATCAACGCGGGCGCCAAAATGCGTGCGCCGCAGCGGGACGTCTGGGTTGATCGCCTGAAGCGACAGGCTGGGGATGGTGGCGCCGCCGGACTGGAAGCTATGCGTGAAATTCGTTGTGCCCGTCGTGGTCGGCTCCCCCAGTAGCGCCTTGAGCCAGAAGCCGATCTGCCGCGCATCGCAGGGCACGGCGACTTCGCCGTCGCAGGTAAGAGCGCCAAGCACCGCAGGCGCGGGATCGCGTCCCTCACCAAGCAGATCATTTTCGAGCAGGGGTTGGCGCGCGGATAGCCCGTATCGTGAGAAGCCAAGCCGGTGATAGCCGTCGGACGGTGGTGTTCCGTAGGTCGTTTCATAGGCTGCTATCAGGCGCGCATTTGCGCCGAAACCAAGCGCCATGCCGGGTCTCCTCTCTCAGTTTCAAAGGTTGGGAAGCTGCGTCTGGAGGTAGACGCGTCAGGTCAGCGGATTACTCGTCTCATAGACGAGGCGGATGGGGACGATGGCAGCCTTGACGTCGGGTCCGCCTTCAGGCGCGGCGCCGTCGAAGTCCGGCGCCCCGATCTCTATCTGATCGATCTTTCCACCCAAGCCGGGATCAACGCCGAGGACGGTGGCGATGGACGTGAGCAACATGTCGAGATGGGCGTCGGGATCCCCGGATGCCGAGAACACCTCGACGCGCGCCGTATGGGTCCAGATGTAGCTCAGCGGCGATAGCAGAACCTCTGGCTCGCCAATCTCGCCGTCGCGCAGAATGATTAGGCCCTCTGGCGGGATCCTCTCCGGTCGCAGACGGTTCCGCTCGACTTTTCCCAACGGCACGGTTTGCAACTGAGCTAATAGAGCCTGCAAGACTTCCTCGCGCTTACTGGCCATTTACTTACTTTCAGGTGTTATGCTTGACATACCGCCCGTTATGCGTTACATAACGGTTGTGATCAAAAGCTTCGGATGCAAACGCACGGCGCTCGTTTTCACCGGTCAGGGCCCGAAAGGTTTTCCGTCGGACATCCTGACCGTGGCGCGCCGAAAGTTGAGAATGCTGGACGCGGCGATCCGGCTCGATGATCTGCGAGTGCCGCCAAGCAATCACTTGGAGGCACTCAAAGGGAATCGGATTGGACAGCACAGCATCCGTATTAACGATCAATGGCGGCTCTGCTTCGTATGGCAGGATGGAGCCGCGCACGGTGTTGAGATCGTCGACTATCATTGAGGAGACGAAGCATGGGTGAGAAGAGCAAATTGATCAGCCGCGACGATCTCGACGCGAGCAAAGTGAACCTGTGGGACGAGTCGACCGGACAGAACCTGCCACTCGTAACGCCCGGGGAGGTCCTGCGCGAAGAGTTCATGACGCCGATGGCCATTTCTGCGCGCGCACTGGCGCGCGATATCGATGTGCCTGCCAACCGCATTACCGAGATACTGCATGGCGAACGGGCGATCACCGCCGACACGGCGCTGCGCTTGTCCCGTCGTTTCGGCGTCTCTGCTGAATTCTGGATGAACCTGCAGACCGCGCATGACCTTGAGAAAGCTCGACGGCACTGGCCAACAGCGGCCGAGTAATTCGATCACGGCCAATGCCCCAGACCTGAGGTTAAGCGCTGCGAGAGACCAATCAAAACCGAATTGCTCGCTTCTGTTAATAAATATAGACCGCTAGTCGCTAGTTTTGTCCCGCGCCTCCCATTCCCGCACGACCTGATCAGGCAGCCGGTTTACCCAGCTTTCCGCTGGCCTACGCCAGTCCAGCAGGCGTGGCATTTGAACCTGGCGCACCAGTATGAACATCGGAACCCACTCGACGGTGCGTCCCGCCTTGACGCGGCGACTGGTTGCCGGCCGCAGCGTTCGGCCGTTCGTGGCGCGAACGACTGGCAGCACAAGCAACAGCACACCGGGGCGGTTCGTCCGGACGACTTCGAGGTCTCGACCAAAACCGCCGAACTTCGTCCCACTTTGCATGTCGTTCGGGGTCATTCGGCGCCCGCCGCCTTTCATGGGCACGTTTTCGGTCGGAATGGCGAGATAACGTCCGCCGCTACGCCGGATCAGTGTGCCTTCCTCGAAGGCTGCGATGATATCGGCCGCGCCACCGCGCCCGCCCTTACCGGGCCGGGCAAAGACCCACGCCGCCGTGCTGAGGCTCTCACCACGCTCGGGATAGACATTGCAGCGCACGGCATTGGCGAGGCGTCGTCCAAGGCCTGCGCCGACGACTTGCGCCCTCAGCTCGCTCTTTAAGCGCTCGCCCGCCTTACGGACGGCCGCCGTGACAGCCGCCTCCGCGACACGAGCTTCACCGCCAAGGATCTTGTTCAGATCCCCCTCGATCTGGAGGTCAAGCTTCATGGCACGATGACATCGAGCCGCAAGATAAGGCCATCCATCATAGGAACCGGCGGCGCTTGCACGCGATAGATCACGCCCGCCACTGCGAGCGTGTCGCCTTCCGCCATGCCCGAAGCCTCTTCAGCGCGGATGTCAAAGAGTGTAGCGTCCTGGACGAGCTTGGCGCCGCTGACCTCGAACACCGGTTGTGGTTGCACGCGCTGGATCCGCACAGGATAACCGGGACCCTGACCCCCGATACGCCAGATCCCAGACCGGGCCAGATTATTGTCCGTAAAAAGGCTCCCGAGTGCAGTTTCGAAAACCGTCATTGCCGACGCTCCTGCAGGCGACCATCGATCCGCCGCAGTAGTTCGAGTTGCGCGTTTGCGCGTTCCTCTATCCGGGCCAAGCGTTCGACAATGGCGGAAATCGCCCGCTGGTCCTCATCGAGACGCTGCTCGACGCGCGCCAGTCGCTGCTCCTTTACGGTGAGGCGGGATTCGACCGACGAAAACCACCAGACGAACCCACCAAACTGCACAAGAAGCGTGGTGATCAGCGCAAGCGGAATACGGCGGTCGATGGTCCAATGCATCTCCGGAGGATCACCTTCTTCAGGGGGTGCCATGAACGTAGGCTGTCGCGCTCACTCAGTAGCTACCGTTTAACCGCAAGCGGCCAATGGTCTCGCTTGCCGCATTGCCGACAGCCTCGACCGCTACGCCTATAGCAGTATTGCCGGTGGCCGTTTTAGTGGCCTCTTTGGCCGTATTATCCCAATAAACTTTATCACCAACGGCCCATGCCTGCGATGCTGCTTTCTTCAGATCAAAGACACCTACTAGGGAGGCCTCGACGGTCTCGCCAATCGCGCTGTTTGCGCTGGCTACACCGAAAATCGCGCCAACAAGCAGGCCATCGCCCGATGATACGGCATAAGGTGCTGGCAGCGTAATCGTCTTACCCGGTTGTATATAGTTCTTCATCGAAAATTCCTTTCAAAAAGAGAAAGGGCGGCCTCACGCCGCCCAATTCAGTGAAATCATTTGGTGTTTTGGGTTTTACGCCCCGGGATTTTTGTAAAGGCCGCGCCAATCTATTGCCTTGGCCCCAAAATCAAGGCGGCATTTGATTTCAACGCCATCGACATCAAACCCATTGCGCGTTTCGATGTAGGCGCCCTGCTGTCCCTCTAGATAAGCATATTCGAGCGTATCAATCTGGGCAGGGCTGGCGGTCAAAAACCAGCCGGTTTGGCTGACGGTATCCAGGCGTGGCTCTGCAATTACGGCGAGGCTACGAATGGATTGCGGTACTACGTCCGCCGTTTTTGTCGGTGTGAGATTTTGCGCAAGTAACTGCTCGGCGGCTAATTCAAGGGATACCGGCACCAAGAGATAAGTCGGGCGAATATTCAGAACCGTCTTCTTGTCGATCCCGGTCTGCTTTGCCATGGAAGCGCGCGCCTCTCCAATACTGGCGGTAGAAAGCGCAGAACCACTTGAGGCTAGATTTTTGTGCGTGGCATGAAAGAGAGCAACTCCATCGCCCATGGCTGCATTGGCGGTCAAAATCGCCCAAACAACATCACTTTCAAGTGTGGCGATGGCAGTACCATACATGGCTGGAAGCCTCGTGAAGGCGTCAAGATCATCGTTGATGATTGTC